AAACCATTGATGTTAACCTATACAATCTAAAGAAAAAGCTATGGCTTGCACTTAATTCAATTAATATTTTAGAAGGTGTTCGTTTCTATGTATCATTTGCGTGCTCGTGGGCGTTTGCCGAACTCAAAAAAATGGAAGGTAATGCAAAAATTATTAAATTCATTGCTCGTGATGAAAATACGCACTTGGCTGCGTCATCTTATATGATTAAAACATTGCCAAAAGATGATCCTGACTTTGTGAAAATCAAAGAAGAATGTGAAGATGAAGTTGTAAAGATGTTTGTTGATGCAGTCAACCAAGAAAAACTTTGGGCAGATTATCTTTTCAAAGATGGTTCTATGATTGGTTTGAATGCTAAATTATTGTATGATTATATCGAATGGATTGCAAATAAACGCATGAAAGCAATTGGACATCCTTCTCCATATTCTGTTCCTCAGGCAAATCCATTACCTTGGACTGAAAAATGGATTGGTGGCGGTAATGTTCAAGTTGCTCCTCAAGAAACTGAAATCAGTTCTTATGTGATTGGTGGAGTTAAGCAAGATGTTGATGAAAACACATTCAAAGGTCTAAGTTTGTAATTGCATATATATTGCTGACTAAGCCAAATAAGGAAAGCAGATGAAAGTACAATGTCCTAGTTGCGATATAGAATATACAATTAAGTCACAAGATGCTGAGGATGATGGAATTGAGGCCTTATATTGTCCGTTTTGTGGATTTGAAACCAAAGGAGATTTGGATTTAAGTAATGATGCTACACAATTAGGGTTTTATGATGAAGACAGTGATGATTGGGATAATTGGCATCCAGATGATAGGTTTTAATTGCTCATAAATAATACCATAATCAACAATATGGTATATTTATGGATCAGTGGACATATAATAAAAAATCATTTGAGTCTGAACAAATCGGTGATTATGTTGGGTTTGTGTATTTAATCACCGATTTGTCAAACAATAAAAAGTATATTGGAAAAAAGAATTTTTGGTCTACACGTAGACTGCCACCACTTAAAGGTAAAAAAAGAAAACGTGTAGTCAAAAATGAATCCGATTGGAAAGATTATTTTGGTTCAAGTGAACAGGTCAAATTGCTTGTAGAATCACATGGGAGAAATAATTTCACAAGAGAAATATTGCATTTATGTAATAGTAAAGGTGAAATGTCATACCTAGAAGCTAAAGAACAATTTGATAGAAATGTATTGTTCAGCAATGAATATTATAACGAGTTTATAGGTTGTAAGATTCATGCCAAGCATGTGAAAGGACTTTCTAATGAATGATAATATAATCCAATTTCCAAAGACACGTGCTGCTAATAAAAACAAAAAATTAGAATTAGATTCTAAACGATTGGCTATGATGCACTATGAAGATATGGCCAACGATGCAACCATTGCTTTAACAAATGTATTAGTTGAGCATGGTTATCATCCGATTGAAAATGTCCCAATGGTAAAAGATCTTGGGGTTATAATGAACTTAATTGTTGCAATGATGTATAGGGTTGATGGAGAAACTCATTTTTTACATGAGCCTATGGATGAAATAAACGAAGTGATACAATATATCAAAGAATTAAAAAATAAAAATCTATTGACAGACGACGATTAATTTGATATAATATCTATAGAATGAAAAAAGGTGACCTATGATTATTATAGATTATAATGCAATTGCTATTGCTACAATTATTGTTCAGAAACTTGATATTGATGAAGATCTTATTCGTCATATGATTCTGAACTCAATCAGAATGTATAATAAAAAGTTCCGTAACGAATACGGTCAAATGGTAATTGCAACAGATTCAAGTAATTGGCGTCGAGATGTATTTCCTGAGTATAAATTCAAACGTCGTGATGGCCGTGAAGAATCTGAATTAGATTGGACCGAAATCTTTCGTATTATTAATTTGGTATTTGAAGAAATCGGTGATAACCTTCCTTACAAAACAATTAAGATTGACGGTTGTGAGGCTGATGATATTATCGGTGCTTTGGTTGAACGAACACAAGAGTTTGGTCAAGGCGAAGATGTAATGATTGTTTCTGCAGATAAAGATTTTATTCAATTGCAGAAATATAATAATGTTCGTCAATTCTCTCCTATGGCCAAAAAGTTTGTTCAAGATTCCAATCCACGTAGATATTTGTTTGAGCATGTTCTCAAAGGAGATGGCAGTGACGGAGTTCCTAATGTACTTAGTCCTGATAACACTTTTGTTGATGGCATACGACAGTCACCAATGACAAAGAAAAAGATTGAATACTTTTTTGAAAATGCAGACAATTTAGAGTCTGTAATGGACCGTGAAGTATATCGTAATTATTGCCGTAACAAAAAAATGATTGATTTATCCGAAACTCCACAACACCTCAAAGATGCCGTTATAGATAGATATGATAGTCAAAAAATTGCGCACAGATCTAAGATTCTGAACTATCTTATTAAAAAGCGCTTAAAATTATTGATAGAATGTGTAGAGGAATTTACCTAATGAAAATGATACATGAGATTTTAGAAGAGGCATCTAAAGCAAAATCAAAAGGTGCACGAATCAAAATTTTGCAGGATAATAATTGTAGAGCACTTCGAGATATTTTACGAGGTGGAATGGATAGTACCATTCAGTTTATTCTACCTGAAACAGATCCACCTTATACACCAGGTAAAGAAGGTACATTGGAAGGCAAGACACAGAATGTTGCCTACTTTATTGCAAATGGTCCTGGTGTTCAAATGATCCCTGCTCGGCGTGAACGTTTGTTTATTGAGATTTTGGAAAACGTTCACCCAAAAGAAGCAGAGCTATTTTTGTTGATGAAAAATAAAGGTTTGATTCGTAAAACAAACTCAGCATATTACACAGGTATTACAAGAAAACTTGTACAAGAAGCATTTCCTGGTCTGCTCAAAGATTAAGTAATTATAAATAACCGTATGAGTAAAAACAAAACTTTATCTCATATGTCAAGGATTCATGGTCACCCGGCCACGGATCCTTTTTTGCTTTAATTACTATAGGAGGCCTACTATTCTTACCCGAAAAAATCCCAAGCGTGTAAACTATACAGAGGAATGTAATATGTACGGATCACAACTTGAGAGACTTAAAAGAGACTGTAGAGAAATGGACTATTTTATAAAAAGACATGAAAAGAGGGGTAATGATAAAAAAGCATACGATCTTCGAAAGAAGTATGATTATATGAAATCAAGAATAGAGGAATTGGAGGAAACTTTAGTAGGATAGAAAAAAGTGGTTTACATCACCAAGTATTTTTGTTATAATAAATTATATAAATTACAAAGGTGTAAACCATGAACTTATTTGTATTGGATGATAATCCTGTAACTGCGGCTCAACTACAATGCGACAAACACGTAGTCAAAATGATAGTTGAGTCTGCTCAAATGTTATCAACAGTCCATCGTATGTTGGATGGTAATGAAACACGAAGGCTATCTAAGTCCGGTAAAACAAAAGTAAAATATTGGGAACTATCGGATAACCGCGAAGGCGTATTATATAAAGCAGTTCATATGAACCATCCTTGTACCGTTTGGACACGTGAATCTAATACAAATTATAATTGGCATTATCAACATTTTATCGCATTGTGCGATGAATACAAGTATAGATATAATAAAGAACATGCAACAGATAAACTGCTACGTAACATATTATCTGAGCCTCCTAAAAATATACCTGAGGATGGTCTCACACCTTTCAAACTAGCTATGAAATCAAATCCTGAGTGCATGTACGAAAATGATCCTGTGCGGTCATATAGAGAGTTTTATCAAACAAAACAGTCCCGCTTCAAAATGGTGTGGACATGCAGAAAGGTTCCAGAATGGTTTCAGATCCAAAGCAATTAGAATTTGAATTTATGAAAGAATTGCCAAAGGAACCTATTGTGAAACAAGAACGATACTATGAATATATAAAACGAATGTACCGTGAAGCTGAGGAAAAAGATGCCAACTTACAATTTTCGTAATAAAGAAACTGGTGAAGAATTTGAAGTATTAATGAGAATTTCTGAATTGGATCAATATAAAATAGACAATCCAAACATGGAACAATTCTTAAAAGCACCGCCAAAAATAGTATCAATGGTTGGTTCATTACATTCTAGAACAAGTGATGGTTTCAAAGATGTATTGAATAAAATCAAAGATGGATCAGGTAAAAACAATACAATTAAAACAAAATGAATAGACCAATTAAGATTCGTCTTGAGTCACTGAAGACTCTATCGCCCATTACAGAAAATCAACAAAAAGTTTTTGAATCCTATAAGGAAGGAAATAATTTAGTATTAGCAGGATCTGCTGGTACAGGCAAGACATTCTTGTCAATGTATTTGGCATTAGAAGATGTTTTGGATAAGGACACTGCATATGATAAAGTGGTTGTTATTCGTTCTATTGTTCCTACGAGAGATATTGGATTTCTACCAGGAACTGAAGAAGAAAAGATGGATGCCTATACCGCACCATATCGTGGGATCGTCACAGAATTAACTGGCGATCCTGAAGCATGGACTAAGTTAGTGCAACAAGATGCTGTTGAATTTTTATCAACATCATTTATTCGCGGAACAACAATTTCAAATGCGATTGTTATTGTTGACGAAATGCAAAACCTAACATTCCATGAATTAGATTCAGTCATTACACGTATTGGAAACGATTGCCGATTCTTATTGTGTGGTGACTATTATCAGACTGATTTTGATAAAGAAAAAGATAAAAATGGTATTTTACAATTTTTAGACATTATAGATAAAATGAAATATTTTGATACCATCGAGTTTTCTTGGCAAGACATAGTTCGTTCCGGTCTTGTCAGGGATTATATAATGACTAAGGAACATATGGGTATTAGATAACCGGAAAAGACAATGGCAAAGTTTACACGATTTGATTCTCGTAATAAGAAAAAAGGCAAACACAAATCATATTCACGAGAAGAAAAAGATTTTAGAATTAAGAATCCTGAAATGAAAAGAAAAA